ATGCGGCAAAAGCTGGGGAGACGATCGATAACCCCAAAGTCGGGCAATATTGGGATGAATTTCACTATGCCGCCCAAGAATTGAGGCGTCGCAAGGTTACCGCAGTAGAATTTAAGGAGACAATAGCATGAACCTATTTTACGTAGAAAGAGAGCCAGTAGCCGCAGCACAAGCCCTATGTGATAAACACGTAGTCAAGATGATCCTAGAGACTGCACAGATGCTGAGTACTGCTCACAGGCTCTCAGAGACCCCACAAGCGCCTTTTGTGTACAAGGTGACCCACAAGAACCACCCAAGCACAAAGTGGCTCAGATCGTCTCAAAATGCGTACAAGTGGGGCCTAGATCATCTGGAGGCCCTCTTTGCTGAGTATTCGCACAGGTACGGCAAGATTCACAAAACAGAAAGAGAAAAGTTGCAGTTTCTAAAAGTGGTCCCTAAAGACCTACCACAAGCGCCTTTTGTCGATCCTCCGCAGTGCATGTACGATGATTGTCGAGGTGTTGACACTGTGCTCGCGTATCGGTTATACTACGCGCGAAGAAGAAACGAAATAGACATGCGCTGGACCAATAGACCCATGCCTGCATGGTTATACAACAAAGGGAGGTGACACAATGAAAACTTTATTGCACGTGAACCAGCACAATATCCGAGCGAACAGCAAGGGCGCAAACCTGCCAGTGCTTACCGTGAAGGACTACAAGAACAACCGCAAGTGTAACACTGCCATAATTAAAGATGACTCTGGCACGATTGTTGCAAAGCTTGTGTATAGTCCAGACAAGCCTCTGGCCTGTGGCGCTAAAGTCTGGATTGAAACAGAATTGACAGTGGAGACAACACAATGAGCCAATTACATCTTAGGATGCGATTTAAGGACCACGAGTACCACACAATACACGATGGGGACTTGATCCTGTTCAATCTGGAGGACTACCAGCCCTATGAACCGGAGAACTGCCTGTGTGAAGCATATCTGTTCTGTGATATCATCATAGACGATAAACCTGTCGACCACTACGCCCTAACGGCGAGCCAGTACGACGCAATGACCGCAACCGTAGAAGAAGGAAGTTATTATGAATATTGAGAAAGACCATTGTGATTATTATCTAGAGGTTTACTACTGGGAACATACTCTGGTTGAGAAGGTAGTGACCAAGAAAGAGAAGGTTGTTTTGGCCTCAGTAGGCCTTTATCGGGACTATGAACTAGAGTTTGAAGATCAGTTGAAGATCTTGACGGATCTTAGAGAAAACCTAATGTCAGCCTATATGAATTGGCCTGACGGTGAGGTAGCAGTAGAGTTAACCATAAAAGAGGAGTTTATAAACGCATGAACATTTTTAAGAAGCTATGGGTCTTTGTGTGCCTAGAGACAAAAGGCCTACTCAGTGACCTAATATCGGGAAACCTGACGGAAACAGAAAAGGACAATCTGTTCTGGCTCTTTGTCACCCTTTGGGGGCTAGTCATGGTTACCTTTTTTATCCTACATGAATCAACCGGGGCGGTGTTTGACCTATGAAAGTAGAATTATTAGACGTTATGGGAAGTGATTTGACAGTAGTCAACGCTGCCAGAGTATCCTTTGCTATGGAGTCTGAGGAGTTCGGTAGCAGAGACAAGAAGCTGGTGCGATACCTAGCAGCTCACGGTCACTGGACACCCTTTGCACACGTACAGGTTCAATTGCGTATCAAAGCGCCTGTGTTCGTCGCTAGGCAGCTTGTGAAGCATCAAGTGGGTCTAGTGTGGAATGAGGTCTCAAGACGCTATGTAGACTTTACGCCAGAGTTTCACGCACCGGAGGCATGGAGGAAACGTGCGCCAGATAAGAAACAAGGTTCACTTAATGAAACATTTGAGGGCAGAGACGAAGAAAGGTTCGACGAGAAGTACTGGGACCTCATGACACGCTGTGAGACCATCTATAACAACATGCTTGCCTCTGGTGTAGCACCTGAGCAAGCCCGTATGGTCCTGCCACAGTCCATGATGACTGAGTGGTACTGGACTGGGTCTCTGGTGGCCTTTGCTCGTGTAGTGTCTCAGAGGCTCTCAGAGGACGCACAGTACGAGTGTAGAGTAGTAGCAGAAAAGATTGACCAACTGCTTGTAAACCACGGGCCAATCAGCTATAGTTGGTCTTGTTTAACTAAGAGGGTATAATTATGTCAATAGGCACTAGAGTTTACATTCACGATACTGCCACGGTGAGTATCAAGAAATGTTTAGCAGACAAAGGAGTGGCACGTTCCATAGACAGTTGGGACATTGTCATAACAGACGACAAGGGCGACACTGTGACCCTGTACTGCTTCGGCGACAACGCAGTACTCACAGCAGACCTGACAGGGGAAGGCGTATGACGGACGCAGAAGGACTACAGGCAATTTTTGAGTATCTTTTGTTGATACTCTCGATACCCGTAGGTTTATTCATATTTTTAATCTTGTTTTCTTGGGTCGTTGCACTAGCAGCAGACCCCTACGCTGGTTTACCAAGTGAGAAAGAAAGGAAGAACTTAATCAAAAAGAGAAAAGAAAGAAGGAGTAGTAAAGATGCGTTGTAAAGCCTGTAATAAAATTTTGGAAGACCTAGAGCTAATCCGTAAGGACTCACGGGGCGACTACTACGACCTCTGCGGAGTATGCCTGAGCAGTGTGTACGCCTGTGAAGCAGAAGACGATAACTTTTTTGATAATATTAGGGGAACCCTATTGACACCGGAGGCAGATTATGATACCCTCTACTAAAGTAGTACTTAGGTTACTACTTAAGTAATAAACTAGAGAAGTAACAGTAGTAGTACTACATTAGTTAACTTAAGTTTAGCAAAGGAGGTGAAAAAAGTAGACACAAGCTGAAATAACGTGGTATACTATTAGTATGTTCAGGAGATGGTCTCTTGAACACAATCAAAGACAACGGAGATTATTCCTATGGCAGCAACAGCAACAGTAATTGAAGGCATTGTAAACTTCAGCAACGTGACGCAACACGACGTGTACAACGGTCAGTCAACGGGTGCTTACTCTATGACCATCACGATTGACGAGGAAGACGCAGCTTTCCTAGCATCACGGGGTGTCAAGATCAAGGACTACCAAGGCAACAAGCAGCGTAAGTTCAAGTCTAAGTACGAGGTCAAGCGTTTCACCGCAGACGGTCAACCGTTTACAGGTGAGGTCCCTTATAACTCTAAGGTCCGCCTCAAGTTCAAGATGGGTCAACCTCATCCTGTACACGGCATGGCTACTTACCTTGAGGCCGTCAAGGTCCTAGAGGAAGCAGAGATGGCCGAAGGTGATTCTTCGGACTTCTAGGGGTGTCTAAATTCATTAGACATGAGGGGTGTCCGAAGTGTTTATCTTCGGATGCCCTAGCCATCTACGACGACGGTGGGGCGCATTGCTTCGCCGTCAGTTGTGACTACCATATCAACGGTAAAACAGGTATGACAATAGTAACAACACAGAAGACAACCACTACGAACCCGCTAAACATGGCTGGTGTAGTGTCCTCTATACCTCAGCGTAGGCTGTCTCAGGATACCTGTGGGCGCTTCGGTGTGACCGTGGAGTACTCGACAACAGGTGAAATCATTCGTCACCACTACCCGTACTACAAGGTAGACACAGGCGAGCTGAGTTCCTCCAAGGTGCGCGAGGTGAAAACCAAGAACTTCCACACTACCGGAGACATATCCGGAGTTGGTTTCTTTGGTCAGAACCAGTGCAAAACAAACAAGTACATCACGATAACCGAGGGTGAGCTGGACGCAATGGCAGTCTACGAGATGTCAGGTAAGCAGTGGGACGTAGTTTCCCTGAGGTCAGGAGCTTCCAACGCAGCCAAAGAAGTCAAGGAACACCTAGAGTGGCTAGAGTCCTACGACACAGTTGTTCTGTGTTTCGATAACGACAAAGCCGGTGACGCTGCGGTGGACCAAGTCAAGGACTTGTTCAGCCCGAGCAAGCTAAAGATTGTCAAGCTTCCTCTGAAGGACGCTAGTGACATGCTCATAGCCAACCGTGTCAAGGACTTCACGCAGTCATGGTGGAACTCTAAGACCTACAGGCCAGACGGTATCATCGCAGGTACAGACACGTGGGACAACCTCGTGGAAAAGAGGAAAGTCAAGTCCATCCCGTATCCGTGGGAAGGCTTGAATACCCTCACGAGGGGCCATAGGCCTTACGAACTTGTGACCATCACCAGTGGCTCAGGCATGGGTAAGTCTCAGTTCATCCGTGAGATTGAGTACGACTTGCTCAAGCGGTGCGAAGGCAACATAGGTGTCCTAGCGTTAGAAGAGGACGTGTCAAGGACTGCTCTGGGCATCATGTCCGTAGCAGCCAACCGGCCTCTACACTTGGAAGAGGACACGCCCGTGGATGGCTTGAGACCCTTCTGGGAAGCCACTATGGGAACCGGGCGGTACTACCTGTTCGACCACTGGGGTTCTACTTCTGCTGACAACCTCTTGGCGCGTGTGCGTTACATGGCTAAGGCTCTGGACTGCAAGTTTATAGTCCTAGACCATCTGTCCATCGTGGTGTCAAGTCAGGAGTCAGGTGACGAACGTAAGGCCATCGACGAGATAATGACGAAGCTCAGGACTCTCGTGGCTGAAACCGGAGTATGCCTGTTCCTAGTGTCACATTTAAAGAGAAGCAGTGGGCAGGCTCATGAGGACGGAGGCAAGATATCTTTGTCAGAACTCAGGGGTTCACAGGCTATAGCCCAGTTGTCCGATATTGTCATAGGCATGGAGCGAGACCAACAGCATGAAAACGAAGAGATTAGGAACACCACAACTGTACGTGTCCTCAAGAATCGTTACACTGGTGAAACTGGTCCTGCTTGCTGGCTGTCTTATGATAGGTCTACAGGCAGACTGAGTGAGGTCGCTAATCCACACGTAGGAGATGACTTTTGATTTATCTTGACCTAGAGGCCAATGGCTTGACTCCTGACACCATTTGGTGCGTAGTGACCAAGGAAAACGGCGTAACATTGGTACATGGGGACCCTGACAGTCTCTCAGAGGCCCTCAGAGGCTCTCAGAGCGTCGTTGGGCATAACCTAATAGGATACGATATGCCTGTCCTAGAACGCCTCTGGGGCATCACAGTGGCTCCTGAGAGGGTCCTAGACACTTTGGTTTTATCACGTTTGTACGAGCCAAGTAAGTCAGGTGGACACTCTCTCAGAAACTGGGGAGAATGTTTAGGTTTCCCAAAAGGAGACCACACGGACTGGTCCCAGTTGTCACAGGAGATGATCGACTACTGCATCCGAGACGTTGAAGTAACAGAAGCAGTGCATCAGAAGTTAATGCAAGACATGACTTGCTTTTCCCCTAATTGCATAGAACTAGAGCATAAAGTACAAGCCTCAGTTCAGCAGCAGGAGATAAACGGATGGACTCTAGACCAGCCTCTGGCTAGGGACCTATGTGCAACATTTAAGGAGAGAATGAATGAAATCGAAGAAGACTTACAGCAGAAGTTTCCCCCGATTGTCCACGAGCGTTGGTCAGAGAAAACGGGGAAGCAGCTTAAGGACAAGGTTGAAGTTTTTAACGTGGGTTCTCGGCAGCAAATTGCGAAGAGGCTTTCGAGCCTTGGGGTTCGCTTCGACAAAGTCACGGAGAAAGGCAACCCAATAGTCGATGAAGCAGTCCTAGAGACCATCGATCTTCCTGAAGCTAAAGTCGTCAGTGAGTACCTGATGCTACAGAAAAGATACGCGCAGGTTAACTCGTGGCTAGAACACGTGAAGGAAGACGGCAGGGTCCACGGACGTGTCATTAGCAACGGTGCAGTCACAGGACGTATGACGCATCAGTCGCCTAACATGGCTCAGGTTCCCGCAAGTCACAGCCCGTACGGACACGAGTGTCGTTCCTGCTGGACTGTGCCAGAAGGTAAGAAGCTAGTAGGTTTTGACGCTAGTGGTCTTGAGCTGCGTATGCTGGCTCATTACATGAAGGACGAGGACTACACCAATGAAATCATTAACGGAGATATCCACACTGCTAACCAACGACTTGCAGGACTTGAATCAAGAAATCAGGCTAAAACTTTTATTTATGCCCTCTTATACGGAGCAGGAGATGAAAAACTTGGGTCTGTGGCTGGAGGAGGTAGAACAACTGGCAAGAAACTTAGAGAATCTTTCCTTAATAATCTACCATCATTCGCAGCTCTTAAAGACAGAGTATCAAATGCGTCTTCAAGAGGATACCTCACTGGACTTGACGGTAGAAGACTCCAAGTCAGATCTGAACATTCCGCTTTGAACACGTTGTTGCAGGCAGCAGGGGCTATCGTTATGAAGAAAGCACTGGTGATTCTGGACGACTACGCGAAGCTATGGAAGTTAGACTACAAAATTATAGGGAATATACATGATGAAGTCCAGTCGGAAGTTGCAGAGAAAGACGCAGAGAAGTTCGGTTGGCTCGCAGTCGAGTGCCTCAAGGCGGCGGGTCTGGAGTTTAATCTCAGATGTCCGCTGGACGGAGAGTACAAAGTCGGAACAACATGGGCGGAGACACACTGATGAGACAGGCACAGATTAATGAAGACGGGACCAGAGTAAGGAGCATACTAGAAACCACTGCAAGAAAAGGAGACATCGCTGAGTACTACGCTGTAACTTGGTTATGGGACAGAGGCTACGAAGTTTTTAAAAACGCAGGTTGTAATGGTCCTATAGATATGGTTGCTATCAAAGAAGGAGAGACAATTTTGGTAGATGTAAAGACAATACATATAGACCAAAGGGCAAAAAACAACGGCAGGACGATACGAAAAACAAGGTCCGAAGAACAGAAAAAACTAGGAGTAGTCTTTCTTGCTTTCGATCCTAACACACGCAAATTAAGATGGGTGGAGCATTTAGAATGAAAAACACGTACAACCTAGTGAGCGACATCTACAGCCTAGTGTCTACCAAAGAGGTAGCCGAAGGAGTAGACATCGAGAGTTGCATCGAGCTGTTCGGTGAGAACGTGAAGGACCTTATGCGTAAGGAGTTCACAGAGGTCCGAGACGACTCGCGTAAGCTGCGTATGTCTAACATTGGGCGCGATGAGCGTTTCCTGTGGAATGTGTACAACGACGTGGACAAAGGGGAAGACTTGACTCCTAATACGTACGTCAAGTTCCTCTACGGTCATCTCATTGAAGAACTGCTACTGTTCCTCACAAGAGCTGCCGGTCACAAAGTGACAGATGAGCAGAAGAAGTGTGAGGTCAATGGCATCAAGGGGTCTATGGACTGTAGGATCGACGGGATTGTGACTGACGTGAAGTCTACTTCCACCTTCGGTTTTAAGAAGTTCAAGGAAGGGACTCTGGCTTACGACGACCCTTTTGGGTACATAGGGCAGATCAAGGGCTACGCTCACTCAGAAGGTGAAACCAAGTTTGGCTGGCTGGCAATGGACAAACAGAATGGACACCTGACGTACCTCCTGTACGACTCAGAGGACACACAAGCTCCTGTGCACGACCTAATATCTTATGATATAGAAGAAAGGATCGAACGCATAAAAAAGCTAGTGGAGCAGGAGGAACCACCCGAAGTATGCTACAAGCCTATCGCAGATGGAAAAAGTGGCAACCAGAAACTCGCTATCGGATGCTCCTACTGCTCTTACAAAAAACAGTGCTGGCCTGCCGTAAGAGGGTTCGCATATTCATCAGGTCCACGTTATTTAGTAGAGGTATTCAATGAGCCGAAGGTCCAAGAAATCGAAGTTTCGTAGTGTCTTTGAGGAAGAGACTGCAAAGGTACTGGAGGGCTTCGAGTACGAGCCTTATATGGTCCCTTACACCATCCATCGTAACTACAAGCCAGACTTTGTACACATGGCTAGTGACACGCTGGTGGAGTGTAAGGGGTTCTTCAGGGAAGGGGACACTCAGAAGTACAAAGCAGTCAGGGACAGCCTAGAAAGCTACCAGAGACTTGTGTTTGTCCTCATGGGTCCAAACAAGAAAGTAAGAAAGGGTGCTAAGATGACAATGTCTGAATGGTGTGAGAAAGAGGGGTTCCCGTGGTACACATTAGATACGCTAGAGGAGTTGATAGAAGATGTCTCTAACAATGGAAGAAATTAAGGAACGTCTGCTACGGACATACGACCCTGAAGACTTTTTGGAAACACTGGAGATAACCTCTGAGGAGCTTCTGGACAGGTTCGAGGACAAACTGATAAATAGACTGGAGTACTTTGCCGAGGAGTTAGCATTTGAAGAGGAGGACGAAGATGAGTATTGATTTAGCGACACCCGAAGAATGGGACGCAGTTAGTAAACCAAAGCACTACAACCAAGGCGGTACAGAGGCCATTGATTATATTAAGCAGCAGCTAGGAGAAGGTATCGTTGACTACTGTGAGGGCAACGTGATAAAATATTTACACAGATGGCGTTACAAGAATGGACTACAGGACTTACAGAAAGCTCAGTGGTACTTAAACAAGATGGTCAAAGAACAGGAGGCACTGGAATGAAAGTGATACAAGGGGCTTTCGGAGGAAACAAGCAGGACACAGACAGGATTAGCGTACCCCAAGTGTTTAAACTCATAATGGACAATGAAGACTTAGAGAACTACGATGACGCCTTTTGCATCATTAAGTCCGAAGAGTACATCATGGTTTCAACTAACATGGACACGTACGAACTAGCTTTCTTACTGGACCAGCTAAAACTGTCGCTATTAACTGGAGGAGAATACGAATTATGATGGACGCATATCAACAGTACATACACAAGTCTAGGTACGCTCGGTACATACCGGAAGAACAACGCCGGGAGACATGGGAAGAGACCGTGAACCGTTACTTGGACTTCTGGGTTTCAAAGGGTAAACTCACGGAGAAGGAAGCCTTGGACCTGTACGTCCCTGTGCATGACTTAGGCGTGATGCCCAGCATGAGGGCGCTTATGACCGCCGGGGAAGCCTTGGACAGAGACAATGTAGCTGGGTTTAACTGCTCCTATCTACCTATCGACCACCCTAAAGCCTTCGACGAAATGATGTACATCCTCATGTGTGGAACTGGGGTGGGCTTCAGTGTCGAACGTCAGTACATCAGTAAGCTACCTGAAGTAGCTGAGGAGTTCCATGATACAGATACCGTTATACACGTCGCTGACAGCAAAATTGGATGGGCTAAGGCATACCGAGAACTTATCGCAATGCTCTTTAGCGGTCAAGTTCCAAAGTGGGACGTGTCTGGAGTTAGAGCTGCGGGGGCAGCCCTTAAGACTTTCGGAGGTCGAGCGTCTGGTCCAGAACCTCTTGTTGATCTGTTTCAGTTCACGGTTGATATTTTCAGAGCCGCTAGAGGTCGAAGACTTAGCTCCATTGAGTGCCACGATTTATGCTGTAAAATTGCACAGATCGTCGTTGTCGGAGGAGTTAGAAGAAGTGCTCTCATCAGTCTTAGTAACCTCACTGACGATAGGATACGTCGAAGCAAGTCAGGACAGTGGTGGGTAGATAATCCCCAGCGTGGCTTGGCTAACAACTCCGCCTGCTACACAGAGAAGCCTGACTTTGAAGCCTTCTTGAACGAGTGGAAGTCTCTGTACGAGTCACGCTCAGGGGAACGAGGTGTCTTTAGTCGTGTCGCTAGTCAGCGTCAGGCTGAAAAGAATGGACGCAGGGACGCTACCTTTGACTTCGGGACCAACCCATGCTCAGAGATTATCCTGAGACCTTACCAGTTCTGTAACTTGTCGGAAGTAGTGGTTCGGGCCAATGACACCTTGGAAAGCCTGCGGCTAAAGGTACGCTCTGCTGCTATCTTAGGGACACTACAGGCAACCCTGACTGACTTCAGGTACTTGCGTAAGATCTGGAAGGACAACACAGAAGAAGAAGCGTTACTAGGGGTGTCACTAACCGGCATCATGGACCATCCAGTTATGTCAGGGAGGAAGAATCGTGCAGATCTACAGTACTGGCTCACGCAGCTTAAAGAAGAAGCTATTGAAACTAACCGTGTTTGGGCTGAACGCCTTGGCATCAATGTTAGCACTGCCATTACTGCTGTTAAGCCTTCCGGTACTGTATCTCAGTTGGTTGACAGCGCGTCTGGCATCCACCCTAGATATTCTGAGCAATACATTAGACGAGTAAGAGCAGACGCACGAGACCCCTTGTGTGGTGTCCTAGAGGCCGCAGGAGTCCCTGTGGAACTAGACGTGACTTCTTCTACTACTAAGGTCTTCTCGTTCCCCATTAAGTCTCCTAAGAAGGCTGTGGTGGCTACGGACATGGGTGCTATGGAGCAGCTTGAGTTATGGGAGATGTATCAGGACTACTGGTGTGAACACAAGCCGTCCATGACTTGCTACTACAGGGACGATGAGTTCCTAGAGGTGGGGCAGTGGTTGTACAACAAGTTCGACAAGGTTAGTGGCATCAGCTTTCTACCTTACTCAGAACATACGTACCAGCAGGCACCCTATGAGCCAGTGGACCTAGAGACGTACCAATCGTTAGTCAAAGATTTTCCCAAGGCTATCGACTGGAACATCTCAGAGGCTTTTGACATGACCGAAGGGTCGCAGCAGTTGGCCTGTGTTGGCAACAGTTGCGAGATTTAGAGTGAACTGGGGGTCTATTGGCCCCCTTATTCTCCCTGAGTCTGTCCCATTACAGCAGCAGAAGCAGCAGTAGTTAGCATACCACGTTGTCTTTGTTGTTCCGCTTTTAA